GTGCGCGAAAGGTTGTCGGAGCTAACTGCTACGGGTTCACCGTATTGGGATCAGAAACACCCAGAGCATGATTTCTTTGTGACCGAGGCATTACGTCTACGCGAAATGTCAGATGTCTGACCGAGAGTTCCGGCTTGAGGTCTTGCGGCTGACGCTGGAGACAGCCTCGGCAGCCATAATACAAAACCCGCTTGCTCAAGCGGATAAGAATTTGCAGTGGTGCTTGCAGCCCCTTGATAAGCCAGTGGCCCAAGGTAAAAAGGCACCCAGCAAAAAATCCAGATAACCATTCGGCCTGGTCGGCGCAACCGTCATTGCAAAACCTTTTCGTCCACCATTCTGGTGGGTAGCGAACCCTAAACGCAATCGTGATGAAAGGAGGTACTCAAATGAGTACACAAATCACAACTGCGTTTTCACAACAGTTTAGCGCTAACGTGCAACTGCTTTCCCAGCAGATGGGTTCCATCCTCCGTGGTGGCGTATCTGAGGAAGCAGTGACCGGCGAAAAAGCATTTTTCGATCAGGTAGGTAGCGCCGCTGCTGTGAAACGCACCAGTCGCCATGGGGACACCCCCACGGTTGACACACCCCATAGCCGCCGCATGGTGACTATGGACAGCTATGAGTGGGCTGACCTTATCGACGATGCCGATAAAGTTCGCATGCTCATTGATCCCACATCAACCTATGCCAGAGCTGCTGCCGCAGCCATTGGCCGGTCAATGGATGACAGCATTATCGAAGCTGCTATTGGCACCGCCAAGACCGGCAAGTCCGGCGGGACAAGCACAACCATGCTTTCTGCAAACCAGATTGCAAACGGTTCTGCTGACCTGACCCTGGCAAAGCTCATTGAGGCCAAGAAAATTCTTGACCTTGGCTCGGTTGACCCGTCGATCCCACGTCATATCGCCGTGGGGCCAGACCAGATCGAAGCCCTGTTGAACTCAACGACTGTAACGTCGTCAGACTTCAACACGGTCAAAGCTCTGGTGCAGGGTGAGATCAATAGCTTCATGGGCTTTCAGTTCCATGTCAGCACACGTTTGACTAAATCAGGCAACATCCGCTCATGCTTTGCATGGGCCGAGGACGGCATCAAGCTTGCCGTTGGCAAGGATGTCCAAAGCCGGATCGATGAACGTGCAGATAAATCATATTCGACGCAGGTGTACTACTGCGCTTCTTTCGGGGCGACCCGCATGGAAGAAGCCAAGGTGGTGCAGATCGACTGCGACGAGAGCGCATAAGGAGGGCTTGAGAGATGGCTACAGTTTATAGCACTCAGCGCACGACGCTGACCCAAGACGATCCCTCTGATTTCGTGAAAGCCAATGAGCTGAGCGGAGAAGTGCGTGTTGCTCACGGCACATATGAGGCATCTTCTTTGGCATCAGGTGATGTCATTGAGATGTTTGCATTGCCCGATGGCGCGCGCATTCTGCAAGGCCAGTTGGCGCACGATGCACTCGGTTCGTCTACCACTTTGTCAGTAGGTTTTGCTGCACACTCGAAAGCAGACGGCACAGCCGTCAGCGCATCGGCTGCTGCATACAAGGCCGCCGCTGCTTCAACGTCAGCACAGATCGTGGACATTGCTGCCACGCTCGCTCTGCTGAACGGTGAAGAGGTGGACGCTGATGAGAACGGCAAGGTCGTGACTGTGACAATGGGCGGTGCAGCAGGCACTGGCTCAATCGCAGTGACGATGCTTTACGTCACCAATTAGGTGAAGGGGGGCGGCTCCGGCTGCCCCCTTTTTTCTTTAAGGATTTATCATGGCAAGCATTGTTGACATTTGTAACAGCGCGCTCAATCAGATTGGCGCGTCCAATATCATTTCGCTAACCGAAGACAGTAAGGCCGCGCGCATCTGTAACCAGAGGTTTGAGTTTGTGCGCGACAGTGTATTCCGCGCGCACCCCTGGAACTGCTTGACCACACGGGCGTCCATATCGCCCGACGCCGAAACACCGGCATTTGAGTTTTCCCAACAATTTACGCTGCCGACAGACCCGTTTTGCCTGCGCGTCCTACAGCTCAGCGACACAGACATTCTGTACAAGATCGAGGGGCGCAAGCTCTTGTGCAACGAAAGCACAATAGAGATGATTTACATTGGCCGCGTAACCGACGCAAACCAATACGATATGTTGCTGACTGAAACCATAGCCGCCGCGCTTGCAGCCGACCTGGCCTACGCGCTTGTCGGCAGCTCGGCGCTAACGTCCAATATGTATTCACTCTACACAAACAAACTGACCGAAGCGCGCTTTGTCGATGCGACGGAAGACAATGATATTAACACCTCAGTGATTTCTGACAGCCGCACGGTCGCTGCCGATACCTTCATCAATTCGAGGTTCTAGATGGCGAAGGCGTCTCCAGCGTTTACAAACTTTACGGCCGGTGAGCTGTCGCCCCGGCTGGATGGCCGGACAGACCTTGCAAAATACGAGAACGGTTGCAAGACGCTTCAAAACTTTATTGTCCATCCTCATGGTGGCGCAAGCCGCAGGCCAGGCACAACTTTTGTGCGCGAGGTCAAAAACAGCGCAAACGCCGCAAGGCTCATACCTTTCGAGTTTAATGTCACACAGACATACATTCTTGAGTTTGGTGACCAGTACTTTCGCATTCACAAAGACGGCGGCACGGTTGTGTCGAGCGGCAGTCCGGTCGAAGTGACAACGCCATACGCGCACACCGATCTGGATAAGCTGAAGTTTACACAAAGCGCGGATGTGATGTATATCGTCCACCCAGATTTTGCGCCGCGCAAAATTACGCGCACAAGCCACACGGCATGGACAATAGCAGAGGTTGATTTCCTACGCGGCCCGATGGGCGAGGCCAACACAACCTCGACAACTTTACTAGCCAGCGCGCGCACCGGCTCTGTGACGATTACAGCCAGCGCAGATGTTTTTGTAAGCACTGACGTGGGGCGTCTGGTGCAATTGCATGAGGGCTTTGCAAAAATCACAGGCTTTACCAGCGCAACCAGCGTGACAGCTACCGTGCAAGATAATGCCGAGGGGCGCGCGGAGCTGACGCCCAGCTACACGGCGACGACAATATCGGCGCATGAGGGTGACCCAAGCGCAACCGGCCTCGAACACAATGACCGATATCAGGACACGGCCGGACAGTTTGTCGAGCAGGGTTTCAAGGTGGGTCAAAAAGTAGTTGTGACGGGCTTCACGTCGGCCGCAAACAATGAGACCAGCGCCATCATTGTGCGCGCCACTGACGATACGATCTTGCTAGCACCCAGCGCGGATTTGGTTGATGAGGCTGCCGGTGACAGCGTCACCATTGCAGGCAAACTGGAGGCATCAACAGAGTGGGCCTTGGGCGCGTTCTCGACCGCAACGGGCTTTCCGGCAGCGGTGACATTTTACGAACAGCGCCTGGTTTTTGCTTCTACAACGTCGCAGCCCCAGACATTGTTTTTCAGCGTTGGCGGCAGCTTTGAAGATTTTGCAGCAGGCACCGACGGGGATGACGCGCTGACCTACACGCTTGGTTCTAATCAGGTAAACATCATTCGATATCTACAGGCCGGTCGTGTTTTGCTGGTAGGAACAAGCGGCGGCGAATTTGTCGTCACCAGCAGTGAGGACGCGCCGCTGTCGCCGACAAACGCTGTGGTAAAGCGGCAGGCCACCTATGGCTCGGCAGACATACAGCCGGTGCAGGTCGCAAACGTCACGCTGTTTGTCCAGCGCGCAAAGCGAAAGCTCCGCGAGCTGGTGTTTGACCTTAACACTGACAGCTATCAGGCACCCGACATGACCCTGCTTGCTGAGCATATTACCGAAAGCGGGATCAAAGAGATGTCGCTACAGCAAGAGCCGGACAATGTCGTATGGTGTGTCCTTGAGAACGGCAAGTTTGTCGGAATGACCTACCGGCGTGAAGAAAACGTGGTGGCCTGGCATGAGCATTTACTGGGTGGTGCTTTTGGGACAGACGCCTTTGGGCATGCCGAAAGTGTTGCCACCATACCTGGTGATTTGAACGAGGACGACACCTACCTTGTGGTAAAGCGCACCATAGGTGGCGCGACTAAACGCTTCATAGAATATTTTAAGACATTTGATTTTGGCGAAGATGTCGAGGACGCATTTTTTGTGGACAGCGGCGCAACCTATTCAGGATCGGCGGCTACAAACATTACCGGCCTGGATCACCTAGAGGGGCAGACCGTTAGCATATTAGCCAATGGCGCCGTTCACCCAGACAAGGTCGTAAGCAGTGGCGCTGTAACTTTGGATTTTTCTGTGACCAAGGCGCATATCGGCCTCAACTTTACCAGCACTTTGCAGACCATGCGCATCGATGCCGGCGGTACTGAAGGCACCGCACAGGGCAAGACAAAGCGCATACATGAGGTCGTGTTGCGCTTGTTCCGCACAGTCGGTGTGTTGGTCGGCTCATCTGAGACAGAAATAGATCGAATACCGTTCCGCTCATCGGCCGGTGCAATGACCAGCGCAACTTCGCTTTTTACTGGCGACAAAGAGATTGAATTTCGCGGCGGCTTTGACACTGACGGGTTTATCGTTGTGCAGCAGAACCAGCCTCTGCCGCTCACGATTATCGGCATATTCCCAAGGCTGATTACGTACGATCAATGAGAATAGTGGACTATGAGCCAGACCATTTGCATGAGCTGATGGATGGGCCACTTAATGACGGCGCGGTCAAAAACATTGGCCATATGAAGGACTATGCCGAAACGCTGCAAGAGCCGGGCTGGTCGTTCACATTGATCGAACACGGTCACATTATATGTTGCGCAGGTATTGTATATATGTGGCCGGGCGTAGGCGAGGCATGGTTTATCGCCAGCAGTAAAATACATGAGTACCCGCGCAAATTCATCCGCTTTGCCAGAACGGATGTGATGCAGCGGGTCATTGACGAAAATGGATTATGGCGCGTCCAGGCGGTCTGCAAATCAGACTGGCCGGTTGCGCTAAAATTTGCGCGCTTCATGGGCTTTCAAACAGAGGGCGTGATGCGCAAATACGGGCCGGAAGGCATGGACTACACAAGAGTGGCATGGGTGAGAAAATGAGCTTTTTGTTTCCAATCGCAGCGGGTCGCCAAGAGCAGGCGGCTTATAACTATAATGCAGATATTAACGAGCGAAACGCCAAGGCGGCTGACCAGCAAGCAGCTCAACTTGTGTTCGTTGAAGAAGAAAAAATCGTGCAGTTTCGAGAAGACTTTGCAGATTTTCAGGACACTCAGATGCAGGCATTTCGTTATAATGGCTGGATTGCTGAAGAGGGAACGCCTTTGAAAGTTGCGCTTGCTAGTGCGCAAGAGGCCGACGAGGAAATTGCTACCCGCAGATTTAATGCGCAGGTCGGGGCCATAGAGCTGCGTGAGGGCGGTGTTCAAGAGCGCATGCAGGGTCAGCTTAATCGTATGTATGGCCAGGCTGCGAGGCGCGCTGGCCAGTACGCTGCGATAGGCAGCCTGCTAAGTAGTGCAGCTCGCATTGGGTCAGCCTAATGCGCGTCCCGACTTATACGCGCCGCACCGCGCGCACAGCCGACACTGGAGCCACAATGTTTTCGGTCAGGGCAAACCCAGGCGCGCTGTCTGCCGACATGCGTGCAGCAGGTAAAGCCGTAGCCCAGGTCGAGGACGCGGCCATAAGTTGGTACGAAGAAGAGCAAAGGCTGATGCGCAGTGAAGAGTTGGCCGAAAAGGAAGCCCAGCTCGAAACTCAAATTGAAGGCGTTGTCACTGATCAGATGACACGCTCGCCTCAGCAGGTTCTAAAAAGTGGCACAGATGCTGACGGAAACGCCAGCTTTAGCTTTTACGATCAAGGCAAGCAAATCTTAGAGCGCTTGTTGCTTGAAACCGATGACAAAAGAGTGCGCAACGCTTTGCAAACGCGCGGGATTGATTACCTGAACCGCAGACAAATTTCTGTAAATCAAAACGCTCGCACACGTTTGGTTGACCAACACGTCGCAACAAGGCTCCGAAGAGCCGACACACTGACTGATCAAATGGTGCGGGGTAATGGCGCCGACGTAGCTGCGGCGACACTAGAGCTGTTTGGCGGTACAGACGCGACCGGCAATCCAGTACCTAGCATGTTTCAGGACATGGCTGCTGGCGGTCTAATAAAAGGAACGGACGCGCTTAGATATGAGAAAGAATATCGCGGCAAGGTGGACGGGCGCATCAAGGTTGCAGATAACGCGAGACTGACCAACAACATAAATACACTCGTGATAAGGGCTGGTGACCGAGACTTTCCTATGGATCAACGCCTGGGCGCTATAAAAAACTTTAACGCCGAAATTAACGCTGCTGTGCAAAAGGGCACGTTGAACGAACAAGAGGCGCTT